CAAGGCAATGGGGACGGATTTGGCAGAGGAATTATTAACCTCGTTGAAGATAACGGTACAAGTAAAAATTGGGGATTTGAGCACAATGGCGACTTTAATTCCGCTGGGGATGTTCGCTCTTCAGGTGGTAAATCTCTTAACAAATCTGTATCTATAGATGATTTTTCTCATAATCTATCGAATAACGGTTGGTGTAAATTACCTAATGGGTTAATCCTTCAATGGGGAGTATCGACTAATGCAAATATTTTATTCCCTATTGCTTTTCCATCCGTTTGTTTCGCTGTCTCTCATTCAAAAACAGGGGGAGGCAGAGATACACGGATTGAGAGCGTATCAAGAACAGGGTTTAAATCTGTTGCATCAGGTCAAGTAGGCACTACTTATTATATTGCTGTTGGCAAATAATTACATATCCCAGATTAATAAGGATTTAATATGCAAATTTATTATTCAGATGGCTTTTATATTGATGATATACACGGAGAAAAAATACCTGCTGAAGCAGTAGCAATTAGCCAAGATAAATATATTGAGCTACTTAACGGCCAAGCGCAAGGTAAACAAATTATCAGCAACAAACAGGGCGAGCCAGTGTTGATTGAGCTACAACCGAGCCCCGCACACGAATTAAATCTTGATACGCTCAAGTGGGAAATTTCACCCGAAAAACAAACCGTACTTTTAACAGAAAAACGTAACCGCTTAATCGAGCAAATTGACAGCCACGCGGCAACAATTTATAGCACGTGGACTCGATTCGAATCGGAATATCGTGAGCGTCAAGCAGCAGCAGAAGCGTATAAGTCCGTAAATTATGAAGGAGACTGTAGCCGTTATATCACAGATTTTGCCAAACGTGCAGGCTTAAATAACAAAGCCGCAACAGATTTAATTTTAGTGCAAGCAGCAGGGCTCGAAAAACTGCAGGTTGAACTCGCTAACCAACGCATGCGTAAATACGAGCTCAAAGCCCATAATCTCACACTAGAGCAACTGCAATCAATCCATGACGACATCATTAATAAAATGGATAACTTGATGGAGGCATACCAAAATGGCTAATGTTTATTTGGCGATGTACAAACACAAGCGAGACTGGCGTAAAGAACCAGTCAAAGCAATTGCTGACCGCATTACTCGATTTTTTACCAAAGGCAAATATTCGCATTGTGAAATTGCCATTGAGCGTATTGAGTTTAGTAATGGGCATCATTATGAGCATGCGACAGTATATGACTGCTACTCCTCATCGGTACAAGATGGCGGGGTGCGTTGCAAACAGATTGATGTGTCCGATAACACCAAATGGGATTTAATCTCACTCAAGGATGTCACCGAGCAACAAATTAAAGCCTATTTTGACCGCACTTTGGGTTGTAAATACGACTGGTGGGGCGCACTGGGAATCGTACTTGGAATCAAACAAAAACGCTCAAAATATTTTTGTAGCGAATGGTGTTTTAATGCGATTCTCGGTGGAGAAAGTGGTTGGCGGTTTAGCCCGAATCAACTAGCGGCTATATTTAATAAAGAGAAAAGTTAAAAGGAGAGTTTACCCTGCACAAAGTTTAATTCAGTAAAGAAAAGACGGCGATAACAACGGCACTAGGAATGCTCGTTGTTACCAGCTACGCAGAACGAGCCTGCATATAGCCATACGCCGCCTACCTTGCGCAAGGCTGGCGGATTGTAACAAATCTTTTGATTAGGAGAAATATATGCAGTCAATTAAAGCAATCCGTTGCACATTTTGTAACAAATTATTGGCGAAAGTGGGGATGGAAATCAAATGCCCTCGTTGCAAAACCGTTAATACTACACGTTAATTTGATTTGAGTGTCGGAATGCCTTTGAGCATCGGAACACCATAGAAAGGAAAAACTATGGCAAATCAAAATACTTTTAAACAAGCCCCGTTGCCGTTTATCGGACAAAAACGAATGTTTCTTAAACATTTTGAAACAGTTTTAAATGAGAATATTAAAGGTGATGGCGAAGGCTGGACGATTATTGATACATTCGGTGGTTCGGGCTTATTAAGCCACGCAGCCAAAGTAATTAAACCCAAAGCACATGTGATTTACAATGATTTTGATGGCTATGCGGAGCGATTGGCGCACATTGATGACATTAACAAGTTGCGTGCCGAGCTTTACTCTGTAGTTGGTAACGCTACGCAAAAAAATAAACGTATGACGAAGGATTGTAAAGCAGAATGCATCAGAATCATTCAAAACTTCAAAGGGTATAAAGATTTAAATTGCTTAACGAGTTGGTTATTGTTCAGTGGGCAACAAGTAGCAACGCTTGATGACTTATTCCAACATGATTTCTGGCATTGTATTCGTCAGTCTGATTATCCAAAGGCAGACGGCTATTTGGACGGCGTAGAGATTGTGCAAGAATCATTCCACACGCTTTTGCCTAAATTTAGCGATGATCCGAAAGCGTTGTTTGTATTAGATCCACCATATCTATGCACTAGACAGGAAAGCTACAAGCAGGCTACTTATTTCGACTTGATTGACTTCTTGCGACTGGTCAATATTACGCGACCACCTTATATCTTTTTCAGTTCAACAAAGTCAGAGTTTGTGCGGTTTATTAAGTATATGCAGGAAGATAAGGTTGATAATTGGCAAGCCTTTGATAATGCGCAACGAATTGTAGTCAATGCCTCAGCAAGCTATTCAGGTAAGTATGAGGATAATATGGTTTATAAATTCTAAATTTGGAGCACACCATGCAGGAAATTAATTTTGATTGGATTCGTGGAGATGATGAAACGGAAACGTTAATTTTTACCGATGACGACAATGCGCCTGTCGATTTTACAGATTGCCATTTTGATTGTGATATTGTGCCAGTAAGCAAAGGTGAGCGTATTCGCCTATCTAGCACAAACGGGAGCATATCGGTAAAAAACAATGAAGTGACGTTTATCATTTCACACGATAAAACCGAGCAAGCCGATTGGGTGCAAGCTAAGTGGGATTTGCAACAAACCAATGGGCAAGGGCTCGTTAAAACCCTGTGCGGAGGGAAGATAACTCTCCGTAAGGATATTACCTATGACGTGTCTCAACGCTAAACCAAAAAACAAAATCAAGGTGCAACTACAATCTAAGCCTTCCGTTGCACTCAAGCCCAAAACTAAAATTAATATCACGGTAGCAAAAGGATTCAAGGTGATACAAGCCGAAAATCCCATTATTCCATCTCTACCTGATTTAATCCTCAACTACAAAATAGGACGACTATGAAAGTCTCAATCCCTTTGGAACAGGGCAATGTCTTTCGACTAATCCTCACAAAATAGGACAACTACAACTATGACAACACAAACTATTCAACAACTTTTAACCGAGTTTGCTCAATACTTAGGTGAGCAAGACAAATCGATCTTGGCTCAAATTTAGGCAAAGATAACCCAACTTAAAAATGACCTCTTAGGAGGCGAAGTATCCGCCGATTTAGATACATTCCGCGAGCTTGCAGAAGAGTTGCGCAAACTCAAAGCAAGCGGAAGCAGTGCGCCTGAGGCATTAACCGCTAAACTGACGGAATTTAAACAGAGTTTAGATGGCGTGATTGAGCAAATTAACGCACTAAAAGAAATGGACTTAAAGGCGGCTTATCAAAAAGGGAAAAATAGCTAATGAGCCTTTTACAACAATTGCCCGAGGTCATCGAGCAAATCGGGCGAGATATCAAGGCCATAACCGTTGTACTTGGCAGCGGTCGCCCTGATAAGCCCGATACAACGGGCGGAAAAATAACAGGAAATGAGCCTAACGGTACCATTTATGAATCATCAGATGGCGGTAGAGTCGGAGCCTGGAAATGGCAAAAACGTAACGGAAAATGGATAGTTACAGATGGTGATACAGGTTTGGTTAATGCTGTAACTAAAAACCTAAAGCCAGGTGCTTACATTAAACTCCGCAGGCAAGGCAACCTTGTATCATGTCATATGGGCGGGTTATCTTGGGGATTGTTTGGTTATTTAGGCAAAAAAGAAAAAGATTATAGTCCACGACAAGCAGGTCGAGTTGAGGTTATTAGTCAAGGCGGAATCCCTCTTGGATTTAGATCCGATGACTCTTGTGGATTTAGCTTATTCGATGACGATACCAATCGAGCAGTCGCTGGTATTTATGTGGGAGGTGTGGGCGATTCTAATTTTATGAGATTCACGCCTTACCACTCTGATCCAAAGATAAAAGGTAACGATGCTATCCCAGATACTGGTCCCAAAAACCTTCGTCCACAAGCAATGGTATGGGTAACCTCTGACCCTTGGCCGGATAGGATTTGAGACAAACGGCGGGACATTCCGCCGTTTTTATATATCTAAATTTAAACGCCTTTTAATGACGATTTAAAGAGCGTTTTTGTCTAGACTTAATCTGTGATTTTTTTGCATAAAAGTTTCAGTGTTATGCAAAATAAATTCCAATTTTATGCAAAAAGTTTTGCGAACTTATAATTC